CCTCGATCACCTTTCGATCCCGTATATCCTCGATCACCTTTCGATCCAGTATATCCTCTGTCACCTTTCGATCCAGTATAACCAATATCACCTTTCGATCCCGTATATCCTCGATCACCTTTCGATCCAGTATAACCAACGAACTGACCAACATTATTCCAAGTTGACCCATCATAAACCCAAAGACTACCGGTTGCCTGATCAACCACACCATCACCAGCCGAAGCTGAAGGAAAAGCTGAGTTTAAAGTAGTTTGAGGATTATTTGGAGGATTTACATTAACATCTGCTACTGATCCAGCAATTGTAACAGATGTACCATCATCACCTTTTGATCCGGTATATCCTCTATCACCTTTAGATCCAGTATAACCGATATCACCTTTTGATCCTGTAAATCCTCGTGAACCAGTATAACCGATATCCCCTTTTGATCCGGTATATCCTCTATCACCTTTAGATCCAGTATAACCGATATCACCTTTTGATCCTGTAAATCCTTTAGATCCAGTAAATCCTCGTGAACCTGTAAAACCTATGTCACCTTTCGATCCAGTATAACCAATATCACCTTTCGATCCACTATAACCGATATCACCAAAAGAACCAGTAAAACCAGTATCACCTCTTGATCCAGTATATCCTCTATCTCCTTTGGAGCCTGTATATCCTATATCACCTTGAGAGCCAGTAAAACCTCTATCACCTTTAGATCCGGTATATCCGCGAAACCCTTGAGATCCTGTAAATCCTCTTACACCTTGAGATCCAGTAAATCCAGTATCGCCTTGAGATCCTGTAAATCCTCTTGATCCAGTATATCCTATATTACCTTGTGATCCAACAAATCCCGTTTGCCCCTGATGAATAAAATTAATAAGTACTTTATCATTATTTTGCCAGTTTGCTCCGCCTGATACACCAGTAACAGTTAATCTTCTAGCACTACCTGTTGCAACAACACTACCAGTAACTTCATAAATAATAAATCCACTATCTGCCGCATCTAGAGATCTTACATATAAGTAACCTCTATTTGTACTAGAACCAAAATCATCAAATGTGTCAATATAACCATTTTGATTATTATTAAGATCATCAAACGCATCAATAGCAATTTCAGTGGCACTAGTAAAAGTTGCATTATTAAAAACCATTTGGCCTGCATCAGTGTCCTGCGCAGTATTAGTAGTAGTTGTGTCTACATAATATATGATTCCAAGTGAGTTTGAAGATCCAGTAAATCCTCTTGAACCTGTAAAGCCTCGAGATCCTGTAAAACCTCTTGATCCCGCATAACCTAAAAGACCTCTTGATCCAGTATATCCTGCTCCTTTAGATCCAGTAAATCCTCTTGATCCAGTGTATCCTACTGGAGCATCTACAAGCCAAGATGTTGTATTAGAATCATATGTGTAATCAATCCCATTAGCGCTATATGTATCACCATTATTAGGATTAGGTGGAAAATTTAAAATTGCCATTTATTAACTCCCGCTTGATTTTGCAAGCACATTTCTTTCTGGGTCAAATTCAACTATAACACCATGCACTTCTTTATCCCATGTTGCTTCTGAATAGCCGGTTATAAGTAGTGAAGATCCATTATTATCAACACTATAAGAAAAATCAGAAGAACCTGATCCAACTTGATATTTTCTCCATCCTTTATAACCACCATTTAATGTATCACTATCAAAGTCAAAGATGCCTAAAACCATGTCTTTTAATCCAAATGTTACAGCATCATCCGCGAACGCACCTGAACTATTTGCAACTACTGCTATTCTTCCATCAGCTAGTCTTGTACTAGGTTTTCCATTTTGATCTATTTCTTCTGAAGTTTCTGATCCGGTTGTAAATCCTTCACTCCAAACATCAGTATCATAATTAAACGTAATTACTCCAATATCTTCTGATCCAAATGTTGGGCCGCCATTCATAGATCCAAAAGTTGTGTATACTAAAGCTAATGTATTAGGTATAGTGCTATCTATATCATGAACATTCATTGCTTTATCATTATATCCAGACCCCATATTATAATATTCTGCTCCCCAATTCCTAGGATCAAATATACCTAAAAATAAATCATATCCTCCAAATGTTGGCGTATCTACAGAATCTCCTAATTGACCAGTAGTTCGTCCACAAAATGCTATGTGTCCTTTTTTAGCACCACCTGTACCCGTTGCAGTTTGTATCCAGAATGGATGCCCAGTGTTATTTACTGTAAAGACAACTGTATCATTTGTTTGTATAGTAATTGTAGGATTATCTGTACTGGAATTAATAGTTCCATTTCTATCAGATCCACTAAATCTAAATGCGCCTGGCGCGTTTGTATATAAGACTTCAATATTATATGTGTTTCCTCCAACACCTACTGTAACATTCAATGATCCATTCATACCTTGATGGTTTCCACATTGATAAAAATATGAACCAGCGGTTGAAGGCGTCCAACTAATAGTTCCTTTGCTAGCGCCATTATTTTCAGCTTCAGGATTAGTTACAGCTTTAGATGTTCCACGCAATTCAGTTAAAGCGTAAATTTCTTCATCATCTGCTGTTCCATTTTGCCAAAATCTAAATTGTTCTGATGCAATGTCCCATTGGCCTAAGAAATAATCATAAACACCAGATAAACCTGTATTTTGTTTAGCAATCATACCTGAAGTTTGTCCTGCTAAATAATAATATTCACCATCTTTAGATTTAATTACGTCATACATAAACACGTTTCCGTCATCAGCAGTAGCATCACCAACTGTTGATACTTGGTGTATTTGAAATAAATCATTAGCTCTATGTACTCTAATACCATTAGCTACATTTTCTTTATATGTGTCAGTGTTTAAGAATGATTGTAAATCTGCTTTATCAACTATTCCTAAGAAACCTGTAAACAATCCATTAGCACCATATGATCCATTATATTCTAAACTATTATATGTTGATGTAATCATAGAAGGATTATAGCTATCAACATCTAATATACTGTCTGGCGCCGCAGGGTTACTATCTTTAGTTACATTTGGCCAAGTCCAATCTGTAACATAAAAAGGTGCAGAATCATAGTAATACGCATTTGAGGTTGAAGAAGATGTGTGATACACACCTTGCCCAAATCCTTCTTTATCACCTCTAAATAAAACTCCATCTTTACCTGGAGAGTGAGAAGAAGATCCACCAGCTACAACAAAGTTTCTAAAATTATGATCCCATACAACATCAGTGTTTATATAATCTTCACCCATATGGCCGAATGAGCTTCTAAAATATAAAGAACCATCATTATCATTAAATCCAAAAATTGCGGTATCACTTCTTTTAAGAGTACTAGCATCACTATCTAATCCTAGGCCATCTGCAAATGCAACCACTCTATGATTGCCATTATGGAAAAATTCTGTTTCATTAAACCACCAAGGTCTCATATCCGATTCTTCAATCAATAGAGTAGTAACACCTTCAATATATCCCATATGTGAGTTTAGTTGCTTTGCCCACAATGTACTAGTTTTATAATTACTGTCTACGAATTTAATTTTTTCATAAATACCATAACTAACATGTCCAGGTGTACTACCCAATGGTGTAGACGGATCTGTGTATGGTGCAGAATCTCCAGTCAATAAGCTAACATCTTCTGCTCGACCTCCTAATAATAAATCATAAGTACCAGTAGCCGAATCATATTTTGCAACTCTAATGACATCAAATCTGCTTTCATTAACATCCCAATCGCTATTAGGATCAGAAATTAGCTCATATGATGCTTCGTTGGCTCCCCATTTATCTTCAATATATTGTATAACATCTCCAGTATTAATATCACCATAAGCAAAAAATGGGGTTTTATAAACTCTAGTTGGGGAAGACAGTTCGATACCTGATGCACCAGCAATAAAAAATGTACCAGTATTAGGCGCGCCGGGCGTAATTGAAGATACCCATCTTTGCGTAGAGGGAGATGATACTAAACCACTTATTGATTTTTGGAAAATTACACTTCCATTTGAAGTATTAACACCAAATAAAACACCTTCTTTTTGATAATCTTCTTGATTAACAGTAGTGTTTATTTGAGCAAAACAAATTGCATATTCAGTTCCTGAATTTTGAATTAAACAATGATCGGTTATTGTTAAATAATTTGTACTAGATCCAAATCCTTTAGCCCAATTTACAGTTGTAAGATCAGAATCAACATTCATAACAAACGCATTTTTTTCTAATGTTAAATTTTTAGTTCCACCAGTAACTAATCTTTTGTTATTGGCCGTAGTAAGAACACCAGAAAAATTATCAGATTCAGCACCTAATGACATAGCAACAGTCGTTAAGTAATCAAAATTCTTATTATAACATGTAAGAAGAGCATCTCCATTTAAATTATCATTTGCAGATAATGTATAATGTCCATATTGATCTATATCAATGCCAGTGAATGTTATTCCTGCTGTATTATCAGTATTTCTTAATCTTCTTGCCCAACCATGAACCCACTGATTTGATTTAGTACCTAATTCACCTTTAGCATATCCAGATATCACAAGTCTATCATTTTCTTCATCTTCTATAATACCTGTAATAAAATCATCTCCGGTTCCACCCCAAGAATAACTTATTGAGTTATTTTCATTATCAACTATTGTAAGTAATAAATCTCCAGTTTGCTCAGTTCCAGTATTTCCTACATGTCCTTCAATCCTACCAACTAAAGCTTTTCTTCCATCGCTTAAATAAATTCCTTGGAAAAGATATTCTTCAGAATTAGTGTTTATTTCTTTTCTATTAAAAAATTGTGGAGAAGCAACATCCCACCTTAAAATAGAAGATCCATTTGGTATACCTTCTGGCTCAATGCTTGTTTTTGCAGTATATTGAGCATCTGCATGAGTATATTCTATGTATCCACTTGTTGTTGCACCTATATCTTGAAAATATCCAGAATCATTCCATTTTAAATGCTCATAACCATCAAATGTACCTCCAGCTAAGTCAAAACTATACAATCCTTTAAAATTAGCTTGTCCATCAGCTGAAGCTAATGCATAAAATTTTGTATTCGTTGCATTATACTTAAATCCATGTAATCTTGCAGGATTTGCAGAATCAGTGCTTATAATTTTTCCTTCATCATAAAAGCTTCCTGTAGAGTCTATTGCTTCAGCGCTATATAAGTGTAAACCACCATCTCTAGCTGATCCACCAGCAATATAAAGTTTATCGCCTACACTTGTAATTAAAATATCTGGCTTATCATCTCTTCCTGTAAATCTCCATGGAAGATCTACTCTACTTAATGTTCCTGGTGAAATAGTATTAGCATCAGTAACACTCCAAATTTGAGCGTCAACACAACCATTAGAAGGTTCTAACACAATTTTACCATACATAGCAAGGTGAATTACACACACATAATAATAATCACCTGGCGTTAATCCAGTAGTATCCCATGTTACTGTAGCTGTTCCATTACCAGAAGACCCTGCGGCTACGTTTTGTGTTGTAGATTGAAGGTTTGTCAAACTATCTTTCACATACATTGGGTGAGCTTGATATGACTGTGTTGCATCAAATACAATAGTATCACCTACTTTTAGATATATTGTAGGCTGTTGTGACATAGTGGCGAAATCTCCACCAGCAACATAATCTAATTTATCGGGATCGTCTCTGTGTTCACCGGCGACATAGTATCGGTTGTTAGCGTTATTTCCATATAATTCTACATTAAATGTCTTATAAGTTGAATTCATTAAAACTGGCCAGTAAACTTTAGTCCCAAAAGCATGTCCTGCAGATAATCTCATAGGATATTGACTTAAACTACCTTCTGCTTGAGCATCACCACCAGCATAAGGCGTGTTTACAGGATCAGCTAAATCATAAGAACCATAATTAACTTCTGGAGTGAAGGACCCCGAACTTGAAGTATATGTTCTTGTATAAAAATTCCAATCTCCACTTCCATTTGAATCTAAATACGCTGCATGGAATCTATTTGATCCTCCAGAAATGATTCCACCATTTACAAAATTAACACCAGAAGCATTTGGCAAAGTAACATCATTGTGAGAGTTGTGTGCACCACCAATAGAAGGTGTGTGAATACGAGCTAATGGAACATTATAAGACCTACCACCAGTGCTAGCTCTTACATTAATTAAATATCCATATTGTTTATCTGCTGGTCTAATATAATCATCCGCCGCAAAAACAAGTCTACCATCATCAAATTTTGGATAATTAGAAGGTAAGTGTTTATGATATTGATAAAAATTCCAATCGCCGCCTGCTGTAGTTTGATAAAATCTATCCCAATAAAACGCATCGTCTTCTAATAGACCACCGTTTGTTGGTCCATCATCGCCCCAAGTACCAATATGACCCATAAAGAAAGCATCATCTTCGCTTACGTTAGTAATATCATTAACTCCAGCGCCAATATGAACAATGCAACCTCCATGATAACGTAAAGTACCATTTCCGTGTGATTCATCAATAAATGCTGCAGTTCCATCTAATTCTATTCTATTTGAAAATCCAGAAACTTGGTCAGCTGAAGCAATAGAAGATATAGAATCCCACTCATATATTGTAAGTGAATTACCTGCTAAAGTTGCATTTGAATCATAATCTGAAGGGTGATAAGTATACCAATAACCCTGTTCAGATATATGGTGCATAACTGGAAGACCCAAAAAATCTGAGTCATCAGCAAGTGCAATAGCTCTAGTTACGTTAGCAATAGTCATATGTTATGTTCCTGAAATAGGTATTCCCGGTCTAAAAACAAGGTCTGTTGTATTTAAAGCGAAACCGATAAATAACGCTCTAGTTGAAGCAGTAGGTGTAGGAGGAGATGTTGTTAATCCTCCTGTTGCATCTAAAAATAATGGCGTACCTGCTGTCAATCCAGCAAAACCAGAAACAGTTCCTCCAGCATAATACTCATCACCGATTTTAATTAATACTGTTTGAAGTTGAGTAGCAGTATCAGTATTTGCAGCATTAGTTGCTGTATTTGATCCAGAAATTCTTACTACTTTACCATTATCACCGCCAGAAAGGTTTGGTACCGTAATGGCATCAGCAGAAAGTGTACTGGTTGATTTAACGAATGCCATAGATTACACTCCTTCTCTGACAAGTTCTAAATATGTTTCATCAGTAACTGCTCCAGTATTATCGGAGTTACTAATAATTAGTTGAATAAAATCATCTGAAGCTAATTCTAAAACTTCATCAAAATCTAATTGATCATTAGGTCCCATCGTAATTGTATCGATGGTTGTTACGTTATTTTTCTTAATTTCTATAGTATATGTTTCTGATCCACCGAAAGAATTAGTTCTAACAAAAGATCTACATCTATAAAAACCAGAAGTTCTTACTGTTAATCTATCAGGCGCACCAGAATACCAAAATAAATCTCCAATCACATTTGCATTAGCATTAAAGTCTGTAGTAAACCATGAAATAGGTGTAGCAGAATTTGTAGTATTAACTGCTGCATTTAAAACAGCTCTAGCACCACTAAATGCATTGTGATTACTAATTCCAGTACCTGGAGCAAAACCTATTCTATACACTAAAAATTCTGATTCATCGGTAAATTGACCTACACTTGCGCCTTCGGATGCAAAAACTTCGATATAATCACCAGCAACTAAAGAAAGTGTTTCATCAAAATTAACGTTTTGATTTGGCCCTAAATTAACGGTAAACAAAGCTACTCCGTTTTTTCTTAATTCTGCTGTGTAAGATGCGCCAGATCCCCCGGTTGAAGTAAAAAGAGAAACATAAACTCTGTAAAAACCAGTGGTTGGAACTGTTGCTCTGGTAGATGAACCACCAAAATAATTATCTACTGAAAAATCTTCAGTTAAAAACTCAATCGCCGACAATGTTTCTGTAACATCAAATGAAGTTTGAATTCTTCTTCTAGATCCACTAAAATTTTTACGTGTTGTATTTGTTATAACATTCCAAAATGGACCATCTGAATCATATTGCCAAACAGCTTGATTAGGATCAGTATATTGATCTAAATGTGTAGGAGATGCTGGAAAATTTAAAGCTACCATTTTTTACTCCTTAAAACGTAACATTTACTGAAATTTCAGTTAAACTGTTTACAGAAACAATTTCTAACCAAATATAATTTCCAGCAGGAACAGAAGCATTAGAAATTACAGGAGTTGATCCTGTAGTTGTATTAGTAGTTGTTTCTGTTGCGATTGTAGTTCCAGCTGCACTCCTATCAGTATCATATTTTATTGCATATTCACAACTACTTCCTCTAATTACAGCTCTTACTTCTGAAATTGATATTGCAGTTGAAGTTCTAAGTAAAGTTATTTCTTGACCACCTGATGGGTTAAGAAGTGAAATCATTCTAGGTGAAATTGTTCCTTGTGAGCCAACATAGCCTACAGATCCAGTAAAACCAGTGTCACCATCAGTTACAGTTGGATCTGCAAATAAAATCCATGCTCTATTACCTTGATTTTCGTAATAAAGATATGATTTTCCTGTTTGTGAATTATACCAGATTTGACCATCTGAAGGATTTGTTGGTGCTGTTTCACTAAATGAAATTGCGCCAGCTGAACCAGTGTAACCTTTACCGGCAGGTGATGCATCTACCCATTGAGCAGAATCAGCACCATCATCATAATAAATTTTAAGTCTTCCGTTTGTAGCATCCCACCAAAACTGGCCATCTCTTAAACTAGCGCCAGAGGGTGCTGCACTATCAGTTTCAGCGCCGCCACCTGATATTGATGATATTACATCTGTATTATTTTTGTAATAGAGAATACCGTCAGCATAGTTTAATGCTAACTCCCCATAATCAATATCACCTACTAAAGGTTGTTTCCCCGAAACTGAGGATCTTTTTAATTTAATATTTGCTGCCATAGTTACACCTTAATAAAGGAAGCCATATATGAGTAAAAACTCGACTTTAGTCTATTTATACGCTTAGAACGTACCTCCATCAATTGTTGCATTTAATCTTCCAACAACATTAATAGCCGAGTCAGTTTGATATAATCTTGAGAGTGCTAATGAATTTGAAGCAAAATGATTACCCATATATGGGTGATTAATACATTGATATGCTAAAGAAGATGGACCACCATCATGAACTAAAATTTCTGAATATGCTCCAGCAGTGCCAGCTACTCCGTTATATGTAATATCTACACCTGGACTTGAATCAGTTAATATTTGATATTTGTCATTTTCATAATAAAATCTTACATCATGCGATGCCATAGATGAATGGAATGTCCAGAATCTATATTTAACACCTGGAGTCATATCTAAATGAGGAGCTTGAATTTCTCTTCCTGTGTTTATGTCAGCTGAATCATAAGATAACCAATATGCTGCAGCTGATCCTATTTGATAGAATCTATGAGTATTTGTTTTTGCTGCTGTTCTTACATATATGTTAACTCTTTCAGATGTACTATCACCACCAGTTCTTCCATGATACTCTCTATGAATAATTCCATTTTTAATTGTTAAATCACCTGCAGAATCATCAGCTTCCACAATTAATTCTCTAGTACCAACTGAATCAGCATCAAATTCATTTACATCTTTTAATCTAGAAATAATATCTGAATCAGTACGCGCCTGAGTATAATATAGATTATCGCCTTCAGTTAAGTTTGTTGTAGACTTAGTTGCAAGTCTAACATCAAAGTCTGAATCTGCTCTTGATGTAGTATAATATAGATTATCGCCTTCAGTTAAGTTTGTTGTAGACTTAGTTGCAAGTCTAACATCAAAGTCTGAGTCAGCGCGGGCTGTAGTGTAATAAAGATTTGTAGTACCTTCACCAATTGAATCAGTTGTAGTAGTTAATAATCTAACTCTAAAATCAGAATCAAAATTAGCAGCGGTATAAATTTCTTCTACATCAATTGAGAAGTCACCAGTAGTAGAATCATATGTTAGGTCACCAGATGCTGAGAAATAACTTCTAATAGTAGCCGTTGATGTAGCATCGCCTAAAGCAGAATCAAATCTCGCTCTAGTGTAATAAAGATTATTTCCTTCACTTAAATCAGTAGTTGACTTAGTTGCAAGCCTGACATCAAATGCCGAATCAACTCTGGCTAATGTGTAGTATAGATTATCACCTTCTGGTAAATCTGTAGTAGTAAACATTGCAGAGAATTCAGCAGAATCGATGTTAATAGTATCTGTTGATGAATCGTAAGATATTCCTTTTCCACCGATTAGTGCATCACCTAGATCACTATCAAAATTAGCTTTTGTATAAACTTGTTCTACATCGAAGCTAAAATCACCAGTAGTGGAATCATATGATAAATCACCACTAGCTGAGAAATAACTTCTAATAGTAGCAATAGATCCTGCTATGCCAAGTCTAACATCAAAGTCTGAATCTGCTCTTGTTGTAGTATAATAAAGGTTATTACTACCTTCAGTTAGATCATTTGTAGTAAATGGATTTAAGTTAATACTATCACTGAAAGTTGCGCCATCTGCTGTAGAAATAGTTAGATTTCCACTTGATGAATCATATACAAATCCAGTGACTCCTGCAACAGTAACTGTTCCAATTGAATCTATTTGACCTCTAGTATTTACTGTAAATACAGGAATTTCAGTACTTGAACCATATGTACCTGAATCTACTCCAGTATCTGTTATAGTTATCTGGCCTAAAGCTGAATCATAAGTGATTCCGTTACCTTCTGAAAGATGAGCTCTAACCTCAGCTGGAGAAGGTCCTATATAAGTAAATTTACCAGTTGCTGAATCATAAGATAATGATCCATCACCACTTTGATCATCTACACTTAAAGCGCTACGAGCAGCACTATCTGCTCTAGCTAATGTATAATATAAGTTATTACCTTCAGTTAGGTCTGTTGTAGACTTAGTTGCAAGTCTAACATCAAAGGCAGAATCATCTCTGGCTAATGTATAATATAAGTTATTACCTTCGGCAAGATTTGTAGTAGTATGATTAGATATATCTGAAACTGTACCAGTGACATTACCGGTAAATCCATTAGTTGCTTCAATAGCAGCTCCAGTAATATCTTTTGCTTTCAAATCTGCAAAAGAGAATGTTGGCGCAGCAGTGTTTATTTGACCTTCTGGCTCTGGAACATAATTATCAAAGAATTTCCAAACACCATCTGCAACATCTCTAAACAAGCCAGCATGGCGATAGATATCATCTGGTTCATTATAGTTACCAGCAAGACCAATTTGAACATTAATTGGTGATGCATCTCCGCTCCAACTATCTCCTAAATCATGGCCTGTGGCTGCATCAAAATCAATTGAAATACCATATCGTAAAGGTGCAATTAAGCCATCAGTAGTTAAATTCCATGTTGTTGGACCACCAGCTGAATCGAATGTTAAGGTACCTGCACCCCAACTATCAAGTGCCCATTCAAGAGTATCACCACCAACACCAGAAATACGTACTCTAAATGTTTCGTCGCTGTCACCTTTATAATGACCAATATATGTTGCGTTTTGGTCACCAGTACCATTAAAGTTTGTTCCACCAGCACCAATAGTGTCACCACCACCTAAATATATGAAAGTATCAGCAACATTTAAGTTAGAAATTGAAGTTCTTGTTTCAGTACCAAGAACATTTAAGTTTCCGCCAACAGTAACATCATTATCAAATCTAGAATTTTCTGTAACTCTAATAGTTTCAAAAACTTCTCTTACAATCTCAATTTGTATACATCCACCTACTGGACTTCCTCCAGCAGAATCTACAACTAAAACTGTACCAACTTGGAAAGCAAAGTTAGGATATACGGGATTTGTTGCAACAAATTCTCCAGCGCTATCAGGAGAAACATGTAAAATATCACCAGGTGAAAATGCTGTAGTATCTACTCCACCAAATAAGCCTCGATTTACTACTAAACCAAAAGAAGATGGTGATATATCATCTTTTGTAATACCTATTGTTTTATAGACAGTGGATATATCATCTGCTCTAGATAAAGCAATAGTTGGAAAATCATTTGCTGCTCCTGTTACATAAACAGCCTTTCCTTTTGGTATAGTTGCAACAGTATTATTATAAACTCTAGTAACTTCTTCTTGACCAATTTTAATTGGACCACCAGAAGAAGATTTAAAGACAAGTGTATCTGGTCCAGAATTATAATAAACTGCGCCTTCTGTAGTTGCAGGTTTAACGTTATCATCATATTCGCCTACATTAAACTGTATAAATCCAGCTCTAGCAGAATCAACATTAAATCTATTTGTTGAAAGTGTAGTAATGTGTGCTGAATCAACATCTAAACTTGGAGCATTAAGAGTAGATACATTTAAATTAGTAATCGAAGCTGAATCTGATGTAAACTGACTTATATTACCGGTTGTAGTATTTAGTGTAGTAATTGAAGCTGAGTCAGCTGTAAATTGACCAATAGTTCCTGAATCAGCGTTTAGTAAGGAAATTTGAGCTGAATCTGCTTTTACATGACCCATTTTAGTTTGAGCCATAATTGCTGGGCTACCATAACTAAATTCTACAATTGCGCTAGTTGCTAGCAACTGACTTCCACCAGAATTTAAATATTCATTTCTTACTACCATGAATATTTTATTTTGTGACTCTTCTACATGGAAAGCATCTATTCTTTCACCTAATCTATAATAAGGAGAAGAAGCAGATTCTCCTAATCTTACAGAACTATTATAAGATAAGCTACTTGGATCGATATCATAGGCAGTAGATAAATCAAATTGATAGAAATCCATTTCATAAGTAAAAGGACTTGAAGCTCCAACTCTGTCATAAACAGTCAACCAAAGCTTCGTGCCGTCGTTACTAAATTGAAAATCTTCGCCGTAAATTATCGTATCAGCATATCTACCTGGCACAATATTATTTGTTAATTCATATTCGAAATCAAAACATTTTGCATTGGCCGGAGTATAGTCAATAGTACTTAAGTCATAAGGAGTAGTTAAAGGAAGAACAATTAGGTCTAAGTAGCTACTGCTTTCACCCGTAAACATGGCAATTTTATTACCACTATCAATAACTCTTACTTTAAAATCTCTACCAGATGAATAGAAATTGAACGCCCATCCAGCAGGTTTGTTGTCATTCCAAGCTGTATTTAATGAAGTAACATTAACGTTTACGGATTGAGAAGGATTATTTCCTACGCTTTCAATTACGTAATTTGTGCCTAGGTCATAGGCGTGTAATACTAATTGGCCTATAGAACTGTTATACCGTCCAGTGAAAACTTTTGAACCATCAGCATTAAAGCTTAGACTTCCAGTATCAAACTTAACATTTTCACTCCAAGGAGTACCACCAGTTGTCCAAGAATTATTTTGATCTACAGTTGCAGTGCTTAAGTCCCAACCTGTAGATAAATCATAATATGTCAAAGGTGTATATAGTCCACCTACCTGTAATATCGTACCAGTTGGATTAAATATCATTCTTTGTGCGGTGATACTAGTATCGCCTGTAGGTGGTGTCGAAGTAATATAATTAGTTTCTGGTACAGTAACTCCTACAGGGCTTGCTGCACTACCGTCATTGTGCATAAAGACAAAGCCACCAGCACTATCTTCTATAATAGTATCCCCAAGATACAAACTAGTTCCATTTAGATAGAGATCATTCCATCTATATGAATCGTTACCAAGATCGTATGTATTAGCAATTGATGGTATTAAATGACTTGTGATTTTATGAAAACCATTGATAGTTGCTGGATAAGATCCGCCATCAGCTGTACTAATTGTAGCAGTTGAAGTTGCCGAATCCCATGCAAATGCTGTTACACCTGCAACTGAGACTGATCCAATACTATCAACAAAACCTGAAGAATCAACTGTAAGAATTGGAACTTCTGAAGCTGAACCATATGTGCCGGCAGTAACAGTTGTTCCAGATCTTACTATGTTTGTAAATGTTGCAGAGTCACCGGATATTGTTGTAGCATTAAGATTAGTAATTGAAGCTGAGTCTGCTGTAAATTGACTAATAGATCCTGAATCTACATTTATATCTCTTACAGTTAAAGTACCTTGCACTTTAGCTGAGTCTGCTGTAAGACCATTTGTTACTATTGCTGTACTAATATTAAGATCTGTTACATTTATAGAATCAACCGTTAATTGTCCAACAAATCCCGTAGTTGCAGTATAATTAGTAATTTGTGCAGAATCTGCTCTGAATTGACCAATATAACCAGAATCAGCACTTATATGAGCTGCTGTTATATTACCAGGAGATCCATCTGCAGATCTAATTGCAAAATCACCATTGCTATCTGCTAGTTGAACTTCACCTAAATGTATTGTTTGTCCAGAAAGATATAAATCTCTCCATGGGTTTTCAGAATCACCTAAATCATAGTTTACACCCAAACCAGTATAAGGAATAGCATGGGAATAAAACCTTGTAACATTCGTGCTATCATTAGCGCCATTTTGTGGCCCTATAATAGATAATGCTTGCCGACCTTTATACTTTAGCGCAACCCCATTACTGACAATCATATCTTCGTAAAAGGAACTTCCATCGTTATAATAAGTCAGGAATTCAATGGACCCAGCTTTATCAGCACCTGTTTGACTATTTTTACTCTTAGAATAAAACTTCATTGCAGGTGAATTATTATAGAACCACCAACCGCCTAATTGTTCATTACCACCTGGCATCATAAATATTGAACTAAATGATCCAGATACACCTTGCTCAGTATTTCCTTTTGTACCCCAAACTGCGGATTTATAGGTATTCATGCGAAGTGTATCGTCGTAAATTACACTATCACCAAAGTAATTAATTTGTGGAACAAATCTTGCTCCATCAGAAGTACTAATTTGTAATTTATTAGAATCAGTTAACCAAGATACACTATCTATTGCACTTAATTCAGATGAATCAATTGAAACAGTAATTACTGCATCAGCGTTGATATCGAAACCTGAAAAGCCGCCACTAATATCAACATCAATCCCGTTCCCACCTACAAACTTTAAGTCATTTTGTGTAGTAAATGCTGTATATTCTGTATTATTTTCATTTTTAAGAGTTATTTCCGCCTGAATGTCAGTTGCGTCTATGTGTTTAACAATACCAAACTCATTAACTGAAACTCGCGCAATAGACGACCCACCACCATACGTATATAATCCTGGCTGCACTGCACCTAAAACAGAATTGTGTGAGGTTTGACCACTATCTAAGCGTATATTAATACCATTATCTGTTACTGTTGTAATGATATTATCAGGTTGGCCTGAAATATTGAAAAAATCAGTACCAAGATTTATCGAATCTACACCACTACTAATAGCAGAACCTGCAGTGTATGGTAGAGTATTTGTAGTAACAGCGTTGCCAGTTCCAGCTTCTGTTACTGTAGTAGAAGTGGCATTTTGCCAACCTGAACTTGAGCCATATAATAGAATTAAAGAATTACTTGTTGCACCAGGTGTTCCTGTTGGAGTACTAAAGTTACTAGTTTTAACACCACCAGTTCCTGTTTGTATGTGAACATCTGCTAGTTGTCCAGCCAAAACCTCTGTTACAGTTGCGCCAACGCCACCAGATCTTGCGCCGATATTTAAAGGTGCTGTTCCTCCTGTTACGGGACCATGATAAGATGTAGTGGTTACACTATTATCTAATGTTCCATTAACGAATACTCTAACAGTTGTTCCATCATAACCAACATGGAAATGATTCCAGTTTGTTGTTGTTACAGTGTTAGTATTCGCCGACCAAAAATTTGATCCAGTGTTATCTTTTGAACCAGCAATAGCAAGTGTAGAAACACCATTATTTGTGTTATCAAATATAACAAAATGGCCGTGCTGGTTGATAATACCATCTTGGAACATTCCAGTCCCGCCAGCTGTAGTGTTTGAATCTTTTTTATACCAAAAATCAATCGACCATCCATCTGGCCCAAAAGCACTATCTGCATCTGCAGCGGATACAGATAAGTATTTTCCTGCATTAAATTCAATAGATGTATCAGCAGGAATAGCAACAGCTGAATTATCAGCACTAATTCTCAATGTTGATGAAATTGAAGCAGTACTAATACTATCAATTCTACCATATGAATCAACATGAAGAATTGGAACCTCAGTTGTTGACCCAAATGTACCAGCATTCGATTCATTTATAGCAGTTAAGTCAAATGAATTTAATGAATCATTATATACAATATTTTGACTATTAGCTAAAGCATCATCTAAGTCAGAATCAAAGTTTTCTGAGTTATAGCTAGCAAGAACATTAACTGAAAAGATACCGTTAATTGAATCATATACCATATCTCCGCCAGGAGAGAACATACTACGTATAGTTGAAATAGAACTACTATCGTCTAATCTATCATCAAATCTAGCTGTAGTATAATATAAATTTGAGTCGCCTTCTCTAACATTATCTGTTGTAATAGGATCAGATACTGTAACACCAGATAATATTCCAGATGAATCAAATTGAAGAATAGGTATTGTAAGGCCATAATTGCCAGAGCCACCTGAAGGTTTAGTAATATATGTGTATTGTTCACTTCCAGATGTTGTGCCATATACAATTAGATGATCAGGCGTTGTTACTAAACTTTTTGGATAAGATATATCATATGAACTAGTTTCATCAATATCCAACACTTCATCTAATGTAGCAGTAGTTACATCGTATGGTGTCGATAATGTTAGTTTGAATATTTCATTTGTGGTATCATTACTTTCCAACAAGTAAAGAGTTGAACCATTATTATCAAACGCTATACCCCACAGAGCATTTGCAGTAATATTTGAATCAATATCTGTTGGGTGATAATCATTATATGATGTTTGCGTACTAATATCATAAGGAGTACTAACATCAATAACAGCTAAATTTTGAGTATGAGATACCGCAAATAATTTAGTTCCATCATTATTCCAAGCATATCCTTTATCAGTTCCTGTTACACCATAATCATTTGTGGATTTGAAACTACCAGGTACAGCAGATAAAGTGCTTATATCATATGCTGTGCCTAATGTAAAGGTATAAGATATTGCTCTTGGGCTTGACCCGCCTGGTCTTCTTACAAAAACTAATAAGCTTGTACCATCATTGTTAAACGTCATCGCTTGGGCGCCGTTTGTTTCTCCGCCCATATCTCTTGATACACTTTGACTAAATGTAGCAGTAGATAAATCGTATGGTGTACTTAAATCCCATTCTTCAAATTCTTCATCAAAAGAACCATTAGTTCCAATAACAAACCATTTAGTACCATCATTATTAAATTGTGATTGACTTGGAGCTCCTGCAAAATTTTGTTGCAAATTACTTGATGTAATCTGCTGGCCTTTAGAAAAATCAGCTGAAACATCTGAAGTAGCAGTACCATAAGTTCCGGTTACTATACCAGAACTATCTAAATCAATTGTTAATTGATATTGAGTTCCAATTTTTGTAGCAGAAGTTTTAAGACCAGTTCCACCAATTACTTTTATATCTTCATCATTATAAATTTGAACAGAATCTGTAAATCCATCATCTGTAGTAAAAATAACATGTTTAACTCTTTCAACTTCAGTGTCTACATAAATTTTACTTGTTAGATCAGAATCATCAAAAGCACCTAATTGAGTTTGCTTGAATGATGTTGCTTCAACTGGAGCTGAAATATTAAGTTGTGTAGCAAAGATGTTTATATCGCCAGTAGCACTTATTGAGTTACTGTCAATTGTAAAATCATCTACTTTTAAAACACGAAGCGTACTTTCATTTTCATAATTGCCAGTAGATGAATCAAAAACAAGAAGATCGTTATGACTAGATCCGACAGCTGAAATACCTGAAATATTAAAAATACTAAACGAACCAGATGTAACTCTTCTAACTGGAGTTCCAATTATAACCTTTTTAACTACAGTTGTTCGGCCTTGAGAAGTTAGTGTTATTTCAGCCATTTATTCACTGCCTCCCGGAGTTGGTGTGACATTTGGTGTCACTTGAACTCTTCCTTCTAACAGCCTTTCAGCTATTGTATCACCAGCGCTATCAACAAAAGAAAGTATGACATCATAAACATAACGTCCCTTTTCTAAAGCTTCAGTTTGAACATTAGTTAGTGATATAGTAGCAATACCGTCAGAAGGTGGGCTTGCAACTATTGAATTGAAATCAGTATAAGATGTAGATGTATATGATTTTTGTAGTCGTGCCGAAACCGTATGGTTTGTCAGATCTTTTGGAGATCCTTGGTCGTCTACTAAATGTAGCTCAATTGCTATGTCTGCACCTTGAGCTAAGGTGAATTCTTCATATTGGGCCATGAAATACTCCTACCGATTTCTTTGTCGGACGTGCAAAACGCCCCTGCCTCTTTTATATTCTATTTATAAAGATTAGCTTTTAGAAAGGGTAAGATAATAAGAATTTATTAAGGTTGCAGTACCTTGAGGAATTGATTGTCCTCTATAATCATCTGGACCTATTTGTTCAGTAAAGTGTTTTGAACTATCAACTAAAGTATTAGTAATTGTTGAACTTCTATACGTATTATCAACAGAAGAAGTGCTAACTTGATAATCTAATATGTAACCTGATAAATTTACAGCAGCCCATCTAATTAATTCACCAATAAAATTATCGTATTCAGCAATAGTGTAATGTCTTAAATCACCAGATGGTGTAATATAAAGAGGATATCTATTTACATCCCCTCCAGCTGTTCCAGTTAAATTTCTATCAAAAGCATCTGCTTTTTGTTTATGCAAATACCAAGAAGTGTTAGTGGTTGGAGTATCTGCTGAAACGAATAATCCATTTCCAGATCTTTCTGCATCATAAAAAGAAACATTTGCATTAGTATCAGTGTATATTGGTTGGGATGAAACATTATCAGCATCTGTTGCTGAAACTGATGTAGTAACAAAATAAGTTCCACCGCGATTATCATCTGCAATAGCTGTTTTATCATTTAACTTATCAATTGCAGGTTTTACTAATATTTCAACTGCTTCATCAATAGGAAGAGCTCTAATATTTCCAGTATTTGTAACATAAGCTAAAGGCTTAGTATTTGTTGGCTTTGTTACAGTTGCCTTTGTTTGTTGTATTTTTTGCTGTGATACAGTAATAAGGTCAACTGCTCCAGTTTCAGCTGGTGTTGGAAATCTATCAACTCTAGATAAACCTGCGCTAGGTGCATATCTTGTGTCATCAATAGAATTTAAATTACCACCAGATGCAACATAACTTAATTGCACACTAGGATTAGAGCTATAGTGAAAAATTCCTCTTTCAATTAAGTTTATAACGTGTGCAGCACTTGCTGGACGTACATCTTCAGATGATGTGTCCCATACTAAAGGATTGCCAGCCATACTTAAACTCCTGCACCATACAACGTCTTTATAGCAGATCCAGCAGAATCATAAATGATTAAAGAAACAGCAGAAGCTAATTGACTAGAAGTAATTGACGAATCTGCATTAGTTAAATCGGAATCAAATCTTGCAGAACTATAATATAAGTTTGTAGTTCCTTCATTTAATGAATCTGTGTCAGTTAATGAAAATCTATTTGGATATTCTAAGTTTTTATTAAAATTCCATGTATCATCTGATTGTTGATATAGTAATGTAGCATCAGCACCATTTAATTGAATACCACCACCATCAGCATCAGTTGGTGTTAATGCACTATCAGCTAATATTAGTAATTTATCTGAAATACTTAAATTTGAGCTACTAACTGTAGTAGTTGTACCTAAAACTCTTAAGTCACCTAGAACAACAAGGTCGCTATCTATGACCATTTGCCCAACTTGTATAGGATTAGCTGAATCACTATTAGCTAAATATACTCCTACGTCAGAATCACCATAAGCTGCAACTCCTGCTGTTAATTCAGCTAGTTGATCAACTCTAATTTTATTAACAGCGTCATTTGATGCTGCATCAACATTGTATAAAATGAGCCAATCTGCGGAATCGGCAGAATCTGCACTAATTGAAGGTAAATCTATAATTCTGGGCATACTAAAACCTCTTTTTTCTGGTTACTAGTATTTATATAATTTCGATTCGTGCGGTTTATTTAAAGAGGTAGTAAAATGAACAAATTTCACATTTTCGTTAAATTTATTTTTTTCATGGTAAAATAATTGTGTATCTTCTACCTTTTTTCTCCATCTATCAGCAATTTTCATATTTTTGCTACTATCATTCGTCCATCTAGTTACCCATGACTTAGGGACAAACTTTAAATCTAAGTGTTTCTTAACCTGATCTTCAACAAAATATTGCTCACCATTTACTGGACCTATTGTAATACCTTCTTTAATATAATGTGATTGCCAATGCTTAGAATTATTAATAAATTCATCAAAAATGTATTTACAGTCTTTAGGATAGTATTTAAAAAACCCGCCATTTAGTAAATATCCAGCTCTTTCATTCCACCACGCTGGAATTGATAAAAATTCACCTCTTTGAATAGGATATTCAAATAATTCATGGAAATTATTTTCTAATAAAATATCAATATCCATTACAATAATGGGGTCAATATAATCTAAATTCATAAGAAACATTTTATTCCATTGTAATGCTACTTTTGAATCTAATGGATTTCTTATCCAAACAAGATCATATCTTCCCTTTAGTTTTCGGTTTAAGTATTCTTCATACTCTTCACCATATTTTTTTCCCATTCTGAAAACAAATATTTTTTGTGCTTGATTAGTCTCACCTGAAGAATGTGTTGTAATAGGCATTATGATTTTCCTAAAGTTCTTCCATCATATGGAACATCATCCCAAATTAATTCAAACTTCTTATTAATAGCATGAATAATTTTATGTCTTGGATCTACTCCATCATCTGGCAATCTTCCATGCCAAATATCATCTAAAGTATCATACTTTAATTTTTTAGTTTTTACTAAATAACTAAACATGGTTTCATTATCGAATGCAAACCTTGAATGTAGTGCTTCAGGAAACATTGTTGCTTCATCTTCTTGTAATTTTAACATATCAGCAACTAATCCTTCAAATTCCCCTTGCCAATTCATTGCCATAATTGCTTTTTTACCGCCAATTACTGTTCCTGTGTTAATAACGTCGTTTTCAGGATCATGTCCGTTTTGAACTAAAAGAGCATAACAATTCCAATATTTTATACCAGGGTTTCTATCACAACTATTATATTTTGTTAAATCGTAGTGCTTACTCCACTCAGCTAAATCATTATTATTCTTTGCCCAAAGCTTATTCATATTGTGGACTTCAAATATATTATCTTTTGTTCTAGGAATAATATCAATATCCATATAAAAAACTTCATCATAAGTTTTCGCTAATTCTTGAAGCAAATGATTCTTATAATAATTTACAATATGATACATTGGAAGCTTATCGTGAACACCTTTACAATAACGATAATATTCTAAAAACTGTTTATCATAAGTGTACATATGATAGTCTGCATCACATTGATCCGCATACCATTTTTGATTCCACATCAATCTATTTTTATATGCTTTTAACTTATCTTTAGTTTCCCCAGCTCTTTCACCTCTATGCGTATTTTTCTCGGCATGTTTTGAATAACCTGTTTCATCCAAAAGTGCTTCAGGGATTTCAATATAAATTGAAAAAATAACTCTCTTTTTCATGATTTTATCCCTATTACTAAAAATTGTTTATATGGTCTTTTTCCCATATCATCATGATATGTAAATTCCATTGTCGTTTCATATAATACATCTTTAAATCCTACTGATTTTTTCAGCGCTCGCATATTCTTAAATAAATTTATATGTCCTCTAGCTGTTAAATTATTTCCACTCATTACACAAAGGCGATTTGATGGAATTATATCTCTCATATGATAACTATGCTCACAACTAGTATTTATGTACACATCAGCGTTATCAATTTCTCTTTTATCAAAAATAACATTTTTTTGATGGTGAACGAATTCAGGTTTGTATATTCCATTTACATACCAACTTAAGTTTTCTGTGATTGGATCCATATCATATAAATCTATTTTTTTAGCTCCCATTTCATATGCAAAGGGAACTGAAAAATAACCAATCCCACCATTCAAAATAGCTACTCTTTGATCTATACAATTTATTCTATCTGCCCACCATTTTTGAATTTGAAATTCAATTGGTCCTACTTGAGCGCAGATATTAGCATGCATTCCATCCCATGGATAAGTATGTTTAAGTTGATCAAGTATTTTTTGGAATCTATCTACATCTTTTTCTTCAATGTGATACATGTTTATGTTTCTCTTCTGCACTTAGCCCTTCGAGCATATTAATAATCCCAGGCTTATCATGACCTAATACTCGTTGTGAAGTGACTATACCTTCATCATAATAATTAAAATGATTTCTTCTTTCTGGATTACTATAAGGTCCAAAATTATGGAACATAAAAGTATCCATAGAAGGATAAGTATAAAAACATTCATTTAAATTATTTTCTACAAAATTATATATAGCTTCATTTTGACCTGGTTTCCAAACCATAACTGAGCTATTAAATAATGGACAACGAGTAACATGATATTGCCTTTTCCACTCAATACCATCATCTTTGTCCCACCAATAATTCCAAACTAAATATGGCCTAGCATGATTAATCTCTTCAAAAAAATAAGCTAAATCACCAGTAATATTTGTATCCAGATCAAGATATAATATTGTATCATCTGGATTAAATTTTTTATCTTGGTCAAACATTGTAATTTTACGATAATGAGGAATTCCTCCAAAATCATCACGGTGATAACCATTTTGAACAGCATCGAACCTTTCATCAGGTTGTAAAGAAGCTCTATAATGTTTTTTCTTTGCTCTTTCCCAATGTTTATATTTTTTAAAGTTATCAAATATTTCAAAATCAAAATCTACTGAACAATTCTTTTTCACTTTTTCATATAAATCATCAATATCTTTTTCACCATAGAGTTTTCCCCATCGAGCACACACTATTTTATTTTTGCTTGTAGACGTTCTAGGAGGTCTAGGATTCATTATATTATACAACCACTTCATTCTTCAACTCAATCTTTTCACCTGCCATATTTCTTACAATTGCATTTGTTCCTTTATAATACCAATCAACAGCTTCAACTGGTAAATAATTAAAGAAGTCTTTTACTCCCCAACAATACCAAAGATAAGCATCGACACGTCTATATGTAAAAAATACTTCATTTTTAAATTTATTAACGAAATCGTATACTGGTCTCATTTGACCTTTTCGCCATACTGTTACAGAACTATTTAACGGAGTTATATTTTGATTTTTATAATCATCCATAAGTTCCCATTCTGGTGTATCATAATCAAATTGAATCCACGGTTTATCAGTAGATAAAGTTGTAAAATATGCTAAATCATCAGTGATTAACATATCTATATCCATCATCATAATTGTATCATCTTCATGACAATGATCGTCCATACCAAATGGATACATTTTTCTATATAAAGGAATTCCTCCTAAATTATAATGGTGATATCCATTTTGAAATCCTTCACCTTGAACTACTTTTGGTTCTCCTTCACCTCTATAATGTTTTTTACTATAATCTCCCCAACCATTTTCATGATCTCTTATAACTGTTAAATTCCAGGGTACACTACAATTTTTTTCAATTCTTTCTTTTAAGCGATCTATATATTCTTCACCATATAATGTTCCCCACTTAGAAACTATAATTTGTAGCATCCATCATCTTCCTTATGCCCTATTACCAAATAATAAATTTCTCCATGTATATTTTTTTCACCGGAATATAAAATATTCTTAATTCCAGTTGATTCTATGAATTTATCTATACTCTCAAAAACATGAATATTTCCTCGTTTACATTTACTAGAACCCATTAAAGCAAACATAGGATTATTTTTATAATTTTCATTAAGCATAAAAAAATCATTTCCAAGAGATGACATAGAAAGACAAACTACTAAATCTGGATCTTTTCTAATAAATTCTCTATCAAATACTACATCTAACATAATATGTTCTACATTTGCATTTTTAATTAATTTTGTAGATTGATAATTAACGTATTTAACTGAAGGATCATAATCATAAAATTTTATATCTTTGAAACCCAATTTATCTAAAATTATAGAAGAATAATAACAAAAACCAGGCGCTAACCAATTTACTCTAGACATTATAGTTGGATCGTGTATAACATTTGTTAATTGATCATATAACCACATATTTTTTTGTAATTTACGTTTAGATAATGATCTATAAAAATCAATTTTCATCCATGGACAGTTTTCATCTAATGCAAATAGACTATCAACTAAACTATCATTAATATTGTAATCATCTATTATAAACATAATTTATTCTTTTCAGACATAGTTAATCCAGCTAAAGTGTGAATAATTGTTTCGCCTTCTTTAACAAAGCGAGAATCAGATGCTACTGTATATTTTGGAAACCAATTAAAAAAGTTTCTATTTTCATCTGAAAAAGTATGTGGCCCAAATCTATGGAATAGCCAATTATCATTGCTTCCATATGATAACATCATATTCCAATATTGTTTCATCATTTCATCAAAAACAGGTAAACATTGACCTGGTTTCCAAACTAAAACTGAACTATTAAAATAAGGACAACTTCTAAGATTATAGAGCTTTCTCCATAAATTGTCTATTTCAAATTGCCAGCTTCGAGCAATATATGGCTTAGACATATCTAAATCAAAAAAGTAAGCTAAATCTCCAGTTATAAGTGTATCTAAATCTAAATATAATAAAGTATCTTCTTCACTAAATTGCTCAACATCTCGGTTAAACATAAGATATTTACGCCAATGAGCCATGCCACCAGCGTCTTCTCTACAATAATCTTGATTAGGATTGTCTGTTACTGAAGATTCTGGATCCTGCGTTCCTCTAAAACAAATTTTTTGACCTTTTGCAAGTTCATCAAATTCATCACCAAGATGAACACTTTCAATTGTAGTAAATTCAAAATCAACTGAACAATTTTTATTTACTTTATCGAATAATTGTGATACATGCTCTTCAGTGTATCTTTCACCCCACCTGAGGTAAATGATTTTGTTTCCCATTATAAACCATCACTTTATAATTTTATATAATATAGCTAAAATTTCTAATGCATCTTTAGATTTCTGAATTTTTCTTTTTTTAAACCATTTATAAGAAAGACTTACTTCTTCCATTTTAAATATTTCTGCTTTAAATTTAAATAAGAAACTTTCATCGTGTCTATTAGCAATTACTTCTTTTATTAAAACATCAATTGCAGTAGCTTTTTCTTTAAATCCATCTGATAATCTTGCTTCAACACCCGCTTTTACAGCTGCTTTCTTTTGTTCCGCTAAATCTTGATTTCTAATGATTGTTTGTCTTTCAATATCTTCAAGATCCATTTCTTCTAATAAATCATGAAAATCTTTTAATTCCCAATCAACTTCTATAGAATGCGCCACAATTTTATCATCATCTTTATATAAGATTTCTATCATTGTTTTTTGACGATCTAAGAATTTAGCTTCTACAATCTTTCCACTAAATACTGCCATTATAAATTACACCTTTTGTATTTTCAAATAATATCTTCTATAAATTGCTTCTCTTCCACTTGGAACAATTTGACGATATGTTCCATCTTCTCTAATTATATATGGTAACGCAGAATCGTACTGAGTGTACTCATAATCTACTTCATATGTACCATATTCGTCATAATCACTAACAGGTCCACCAGATGAATCGATAACAGTATCTAAAATAGCAGTAGTTCTAATATTACCACTATCCCATGCATATCTTATTTGATTTAAAGGTCGCCTTGCGGCTGAATATCGAATAGATTTAGAAAGACATTCATCGAAATCTGAATCTGTTAATTCTTGTAAATGATCTGAATCGTCAATTACAATACAATTAAAACTTTCTGCACGAGTTGGATTAATTCTATGTAAATAGTATGAAGTTAATTCTAATGGCTGATCTGAATCTTCAGGCAAAGGGCCACTTCCAAATGCTTCAACATCTGCTATAGTATTAACAAAAATTGGAGTAGTTGATATAAGTTCAGCATCTTCTACAAATTGAGTAGTTGATACTACATATGTTCCAGCTTGAGTACTATCTGCCCAGCCAGTAAGCGTAAGTGTCTCAATAGCTGAATCCATAAAGGTATCATAAAAATCGGAATCAGTCATCGCCTGGATGTGATCGCTGTCATTTAAATAAACTGGAAATCCTCTAAGATTTGTATCAGGACAAGTTGGAGTTGTACTAGAATCTTCTATTGATTGTTCAACTCTGTTATAAGCAACATCTATTGTACTTAAAGGTTTAAGAGGATCTCCAGCTAAAACAGCACCACCAGAAACAGTTCTTCTATCATATAGTGGAGCTCCTGGTAAATTACCACCAGATGGAACAACACCTAATGTTACAGAAGGATTGGCGCCGTATAATGAAATTATACGTTTTCTAACTTGTAACATGTCATCAAGAGACATTTCTATTAGGTTGTCGCTATCATCTATTCTAAGCGGTCTTCTTCTTGCCATAATAATTAACCACCGGATGAATCTGCTGTGAAGCCATATAAATCTTTTGCAATAGTTCCATCAGCCCTTCTAATGCGCAAATTCTCATCCCGTATTGGTTGAAAATTATAAACTTCATTAATAGCAGCCACGAGGTCAGAATCTGCAGTAGTGATTAAATTATCTAAGTCACCACTATTCGCACCAAGAATATTTGTTTTCTCCCGCCAAGCGTCGATTGTATCGCTTAAATCTACGTAAATTTTTCTTGCCATCTAATCCGCCCATTTTATTCTTTATTTATAAGCCGCCAATACTATCATAAACATACATTGTTTTGATTATACTGCCAGCTGAATTAACTAAAACTACAGTCGTGTCAGTATAATAGTCCTGTCTATACGTATAAGCAGAATTAATAGCACCAACAAGATCAGAATCTTCTGGTGTAATTAACCTATCTAAATCACCCATATATTGAGAAAGAAGATTTGTTTTTTCTCTCCATGCTTCAAAGTGATCGCTTAAATCTACTCTTACTTGACGTGCCATAATTAATTATCCAATTTATTTAGAAGTACATTTAACATAGTTTTCAATTCTTTTACTTCTTCTTTTAGTTCAATTAATTCTTTTTCTTTTTGTTTCCGTGCCTCTTTAGCTCTTCTTGCAATTGCAATATTACTAGAAGTATTTAAAATAGCTCCTGTATTAGGATCTTTTACTAAATCGCTATTTCCTTCTACCGGTAAAAATTTCATATTATGTCCCTAGCGCAATTGCTCTTAAATCTTTTATTACAGGAACCTTAGAACTATTTGTAGATTTCATAACAATTTTTAGTTGGTATACCGAGAATGAAGATAGGCTACCGCTACTTCCTCCAACTAGGTATCTATATTCTCTAAATTCATCTCTATTCTCATCAGAAGGAACTTCCGTCTCTATTGTAGCAAGTGACCAATCAACTAAGTTTAAATCTTCGTCTTCAGTAATTGCTTTATAATAAACTTCTATAGTAGAAACTGATGGTCTATTTGCACTAAATACAATTTTTAAACCAACAGCATCTTGAATAAGAGTAACAGGCTTTGTTATATGCTTTGATAAAGAAGAACCTTCAGCTGGATCAGTTTCTGCTACATAATTTAAAGGAACATTTTTACCTGATGCAGGAGCTGCTGCTTGATCATCTATTTTATGTGATATACCTGTTAATGAACTTCTTTGTAAATCAACAATAGGTGATACATATTCAGATGCAGTAGTCATTAATACATTCATTTTAGCAGTAGAAGTTGCTAATGAAGTTTCTTTTGAACTTTGCGCTATAACTCTTGGAGCTGGAAAGAAATTATATTCTTTATTATTAAGACTTGTAAAGATAACATCCTCAGCATAAGCTGTTTCATTTCCAGCAAAAGATTTACCAGTGTGGAATTTACCTTTATACTGTAAAGCAGTTTCTTCTGGCGCAATCGTTTCAATATAAGGGAAGACTTTATCCATTAGCATTTGATCTGATGCAATTACATCATCACCACCAGAAGTAGTTGTAATGCTTGCAGTTGAATCCATGTCAAAAGTATATCCAGTTCCATCAATTGCTGTGATAATATGATTGGCGTTTAAGCTATCTTGTGAGAATCCACCAATATTACCAACAATACCACTAAGAGTAACAGTGTCTCCAACAAATAAACCATGTTCATTATGTTTTACTGTGATTTCAGCTGAACCTGAAGTTGTAGTAATTGGATTATCACCGAGAAGTTTATTAGGTAAGCTTATATTTTCTAAATACGCAGTTGATGTTCCAGTAGAAAATGAAGCTCTATAAGCTATAAACATTAAATCTTCTAATTGTGAAGGCTCCCAATCTGCAACGCTTTGAGGTTTAAACATAGAACCTAATGTAGGTTGTTTTGTAATTCTCTTTTCAGTAGATCCTAATTCAAACTCGCCCATTCTTGAAATGAAAAGATTATAATCAGAAGCATCTGTAAGAACTACTAAAGCATATTCTGTTTGTGGGTTTAAATAAATAGGTTCATCAAATTCAAAATCAGTTCCTACACTTCCATCGGTTGAAGTTTGAACATTAATAGGATCTAAGATTTTATTTGAACCTGGTATAATAACCTCATCACTCGGCGCCCCATTTTTCATAGGTCTTAATTGAATCCAAATTGGAAGAGTACTAGATTTATTTTTAAAATATAATCTTATTTTAGTTAAAAACACACCAGTTGTTTCAGCAACATAAAAAGATTGAGCTAATGGATTATGCTTTCTTGTTAAGTTTGGTGGATTAACTCTTCTTGTATTAACAAGATTAGCTGTTTTAGTTTCTATAACACCTTCTGCTGCAAAAGAAGCAGAAGCTACAGAACCTGAAGTATCTGGATCAAAAGTTGTAATATCTAATAAAGTAAATTCTTTTACACCAGTTCTAAATCTAATACTTGGTGTATTAGGTATAAAGAAAGAACCAGAAACTTCACCTTTAGCATCGGTAAATAAATTAGAACTTCCATCTGGATGACTTGTTAATTTAGATTTAGTGTTTCCGTATTCGGCTTTATTTGTATTAATTCTTTGGAAGGCTTCAGATTTGCACCAATCACTAACATTAACACCATCAAAATAAGGAATAATTCTTGTATTAGGTCTTAAACCTACAGCTTTAAAATAAACTTTTCTTGATCTCATAAATGGAATTAAAGTTACATCAACTATTCTATCATTAACCACTTCTCTAATTGTTTCATTTTCTACAACTCTAGTTGTTACAGTAGAATTTCTATCAATACCATTCCATCCCCATTCATTAAATGAATAAAGTAATTCTTGTTTTGGCGTTAAACTTACACCCCCTTGTAATACTACAGTGGCTGGAGTTTTTGTATCTCTATGTTCATCAGAAGCACCTGATAAAATCACTGTGCCATTATATAAAGAAGTAGTAAATGGATTGGCGCTTTGAGTATTAGAAACTTGAGGTTGAGAAATATAACTTGTTTCATTATATTTTACATATACATTATCGCCTTTTAACACAGTATTAGTCGATAAAGAAGAATCATACACTAATCCAACATTTTTTTCAACATATGCAGAATTTAAAGTTTGTTGACTAGGATTAATTGACGCTTTATATTCTGAACTTGTAGTATCAGATAAAATATGACTCGTAAAGTTATCTACTGCAAATCCAGATTTAGTTCTGGGTGTTCCATTTGAATCAATTAATTCTAATGCATTAGTATCTAATTCAAGTAATGAAAGACTAACAGCTTTTTCTAAAGTGTTTACTCTTTTTTCTATTAAACCAATGTCTTTCATAGTATAGCCTTTGGCTTCTATGAATTGAGTTACCATATCACTATCATGTAGAGTAAATGGATTCATTTTAACTCTATATAATTCTAAAGCATTTGGCGAAACTTCTTTAAACTTTGGTGTTAAAGAAGAAATACCTTGTAATACAGATAACTCTCCTTGTTCATCAACTATAACTTTATCATATCTTGGTAGATAATAAGTAATGTCGGAATTAATAACGTCAGTATTTTTTGGAAGTTCATGAATTCGTCCAGTTCCGCCAACAAAAGTATCACCAACGTTTTTAACTGAACGAAAATCCATAACATTTCTTAAATCAACTACGGTTCCATCTTGTTTAGTATATGATGGAATATCAGTGTAGCTTAATGAAGAGTATGAATTAATTCCAAAGAAATCACCTGAAGTGGCGTGCTGAAAATGTTTAATTGACCAGAAAACATTTGTTGGTACTGCAATACCGCCTTTAAGCACTAATCTAGAAATATCATAATATGCATCTCTTTGGCCAGTATCTAAGTTAAATTGGTCAGAAATGTCTGCGCCGTTTTCACTATCTTGTCTAATATAATTCACTTGAAAAGCATCAGGAACAGCAAGGTCTACGTAACGCTCTCCATTACCACCAGTGTTTAAGCTTCCTTGATTTCCAGTAGTTTCTTGTATTAACTTTTGTTTAACTGTTCCAACACTTTTATTAACATAAGCAAAAAGTGTTAAATTAGAATTAAATGGCGCGCCTGAAATAGAAGCTGTCGTAGTACCAGATCCTGAAATCGATGGAGTGACTAAAGCTCCATCAGAATCTACTGCTGTAATCCAATCAGAAGTACTTGCCCAGGTTTCACCTGCTGCTGATAAAGTTAAATCAACTGCTCCAGCACCATCCGTTACAGCATTGATTTTTCTCTGTACTGTTAATGATATGTCATTAATTGTAGAAGGTCTAATTTGTGGAAGAGGAAATAATAAATCTATATTATTTGCTTCTTTTAATACCGCTAAATTATTTTCTAATAATAAAGTGGCATTATTAATTGAAGAAGTTCCAAGAGATTTAACGTTTCTAAAATTATTACCACCAGACATTGCAATATTAAATAGATAAATTCTATAAGTACCATCACCAACACGGTCAATAGATCTAATTCTAGCGGTACCTATATTAGATCCAGATCCATAAGTAGCATTATCTCTTAAATTAACTTCAGAAAATGTGGATATATCAGGTAAACCTATTAAAGTACTTGCAATAACATAGTTTCCAAAGTTACTTGCAACTACTTCATTTTCTAATTGCTCGGTATCTTGAGCTCTAGGCACTTCTAATTCTGTAGGATAATCTTTATTAACTCTATATCCATTAACATAAGCTGTGCCATCAGAAATATTTAAATTTAGATTTGTTGCATCTGCTGAATCATACAAAATTTTAAATGGACGCACTAAATAGTTTCCAGATTCTTCCTTTGTTCTTAAAGCAATTAAGTCATTTATTTTATTATATTGATTAAATCCGGTTACAGCATCTACAACATTTGAATTTATTACTTTAGCTAAATAAACAAATGTATCAGTTGCACTTGTATTTGCTTCATCAATTAAAGTTAATGTAATTCTAAATCTATCTGCACCAGGTGCTGTAGTATTAGGAAGTTTTTGTGAGTTATCATAAAGAGATTCATCATCATCTTCTGTAACAATGTCTTGAACAACTTTAAATCCAACAGTACCAGTATAAATGGGGCTATACTTTTGAATAATTATTTCTTGTTTGGGCGCAAATACAAAGAAACCATTGACGAAAAAGGAACCCTCATCTACGGAGAACTTGACGCCTTGTCCAACCGCTGGATTTGAAATTGTGTTTGTTGTTTGTACTCTTAAAATAGTACCAGTAGAAACACCTACAATATCTTCACCAGGTGTTAATCTAATTGGAGTATCACTAACTGTTCCACCTATCGTATTGGTATATTCTACATAAAGTGTATGAGGATCAGATCCTTCAATCCCAACTTGCTCTAAAACTTTTACTCTTACATTTGAATTTTGACCAACAAATGTTTCATCAAGAATGCTTCCATCAACTGGAACAGAGTAAACTCCAGCATCTAATTTTACAAATTCATACTTATTATTTAAAGCAACTGCTCCAGGAAGAACATCAGCGCCCTCTTTAAAAATATTGCGGCCGAATCTTTCCAATTGCTTTTGAATAATCGTTTGAGATTGTGTTAACTCTCTAGCTTGTAAGTGACGTCCATTGTTGAATAAGATACGAACAAACCCGTTACTATCCGCGTAGTCATCTCGGTATCTAGTTTCAAATAATTTTTCAGTGTAATTTATCGTCATGTGCTAGCTCTTTATAATTGTAGAATGATTTTAACATCTTCTGTTTGATTAGACATTCTCTCAACTGCTGTTCTATTATCAATGTATAGGACTTCTCCAGAGAATGGATCGACTTCTGAACTATCTATGATAGATCCTAGTACTCCTTCACCAGAACCATCAGATTCTGTTATTGTTTCACCTAATGTAAAGGTGCCATATCCAGTTGTAGAGTTTTGATGATAATATAATAAATTTGAATCTACTTCATCAATATAAGCCTTTGTGCCTGAAGTTCCACCTACAATTGTTTTATCAACACTAAAGGCTACTGTTGTAGATGATAAGTTTAAAGCTTGTAATGCATTACCTGTGTCTGCAGTAAAGTCTGAATCACTTCCATCTCCTTTTACAGGATTTCTTATTAGACCAACTTGACGGAAATCTTGGACAACAATAAAATCTTCTTCTGATCCAGAAACTTTAGTATGAATCATAATTCCAGAAGATCTTAAATCATTTGGCGCATCTGCTCCAAATCCTTGAGGAGGTGAAATAACTAATCTAGCTTCAGCACCTGATCCGCCTCCACCTGATAATGTGACTTGACCATAATCATACCCATAAGGATATAATAAAGTAGAAGAATCGTTTAGGAATTCAATCTTAGCAACTCTACCAGAATCTGTTGCAGAATCAATTGTAGCAATTGCTGCTGCTGTAGTTCCGTTACCAGTAATAGTAACAGTAGGAGGTGAAGAGTATCCAGATCCACCATCAGTTACAACAATGGAAGAAATCATGCCGGGCACAGCTTGATCTTGAATTTCTTTATGCTTTAATTGAATACCAGTCGCATCTGAATCTAACTCACCGACAATTCTGCTTACGGGCATATAATTAGCAGAAAGGAAATAGTTAGCTTCAATTGCAGAAATAGTAAATAGGAATTTCCAAACATATCCATCAGCAGTTTCAAATGGATCGTTATTTGAGCCGGAAGGTTCTACTATAGAAGGAACAGTTGCTCCTGTATCATTTCTTCCAGTTCTTAAACACATATAGACTCCGTAGTTTTGAGTCATCACATAATAATTGGGTGTTGGATAACCTGCTTGAGTATCATCCCATTGTGAATAAGTTGTGCCAGTCGTCCAATTAACTCTTGGAACAACATAAGATGTGTCAGTGATTTTCTTTACAGCTTGTAAACTTTCTCTAAAGTTTTTAATTTCTTCTGCTGTGTTCACTGGCGGAGGAGGTGTATCAGTACTATCCCAATACTCAGATCTACCTAGGCCAATGTACATATGCTCACTGGAGTCGTTAATACCATCAGTAATATATCTGACGATATTACTTCTAAAATAATCTGTTATTACTGCTACCATTTTCTATGCCCTAAATTATTTTCTATTATTTATACCCGAACCGATGGTTCAAAGTCATAAGATGCTTCCATTAAATCATAAATAGATGTATAATCACTATCAAAATCAGATATTACAATATCTTTATATCCTCTAATCTGAATACTTGGATCAAGTCTAACATTAAAGACTTCTTGTGTAGAATCTGCATTTCTATCTGTATAACTCGAATCATATTCGTACAGCCCATCCATGTTTGTCCATATTAATCTATTTTGTATTGAATCTAATACATACATGGTTGCGCCCATTGTTTGTAGTAGAGTTAGATCTTGTTCTGCACCTTGTGATAAGAAGGTTGTAACTTCTTCAACTATAACCTCGCCATCAGAATCTAAAACAACAATTGGAGCTGATGCTCCTACATCAAATAAAGTTGTGATTAAAACTTCAGCGCCTAGATAAAAACCAGCTGGATGAACATGCTTTCGATATAAATTACCCCATGTTGCAATTGAGATTGGAGATTTTACAAGAACAGATAAAATCTGATTTAGTTTACCATCTTGTAATACATCTAATCCATCAATACCTAATGTAGATTGACCAACTGTAAATAAGTTATGCTTAGGATATTCTAGCCAAGCGTCTTCATTAAAGAATGCACGGAAGAAATTTTCGGCGCTGTATTCTGTACCTTTTACTCGAAAGAATCTACCAAAGTTTCTTATCACTTCTCTTGGTGATGTAAACTGAGTATGAGCAACACCCATACCAATTTCTTTAAACATTAAATCTATTTGATCAAGAGTAGCTTCTTCAATATCTCTTATTGTATAAAGATCTTCAATGAGTTCACCAAAATTCTCATCACTATCTAAGAAATCATAATAAGCTTCAAGGAAAGAAATTAGATTAGGATATTCAGAAGACCAATATTCTGGTAAGACATCTCCTACCAGACTTCGTTTCATAGTAATTGGTAAACGATTTAAATCACTAAGAGTTTTCATTAGAGTGTTACTTTCGTATTCTGATCATCTCTTAAAGCATTTGTAACAAGCCGGGATTTATCAAGTTTAATAATATAATTACGTAAAGGTTTAATTACTGATTGATTATATGGAGTCGCTCTCACTTCAATATAAGTTCCACCTGAAGAAGAACTTAATGGTGTAATCTCTGAAATCCAAACCTCACCTTTCTTAGCATAGTAATCTCCAACATTTGAAGTAATAACTTCATTCGTTATTGCATTTACGAGTTCTAATTGAGTACTATTCAGTTTATTACGGATATATGCTGTTCCACCTGTAATCTCAAAGTTTGTTGTCCGTATGATATAATTTACATCATCAGGTTCTGCGAGTGGAACTGGAAAATTAATAGTGTATGCAAAAGTTGCGGTAGATCCAAACTCTGGTTCAAATCTCATTCTCATTTTTACATCCGCTTTTGAAGAAAGGATTGCTTCTTCGGCTTCATCAATTGTAGTTAACATATTTGATCGACGGAATGTTTTTTCAAATCCATCAATTGTATTGAAGTAATTGGTAACAATGTTTGTCACCTTTGTTGCCATGTTACCAGCAGTGAGTCCTGTCAGATCTGGATCATAATTAAAATCAACAGTACATTCAAGATAAACATTTATTGGATCGACAAACTTCGGTGTGATTGATGTTACTGATAATTTATCTGTTAGATCAGATATAATCTTCGCTTTGACACGAGTCTGCGTATTTGCATCAGTTCCATCATCAAACTGAAGACTTAAATAAACCTTTCCATAGTCAATAGGAATATTATCTTGTCCACCCCACGCTGCGACTTCATCAACTTGAGAAAAGTTTGAAAGAATCTGTGCTTGATAATCTTCAGGAGTTACAAGTCTTTGTTGAGATGCAAACGCGATCGGCGCTGTTTGGCGTATCTGTTCGATCGTTTGTTTATTTCTTCCACCTGTTGAATTACTGAATGTTGTAACACCCTGATCGAATTGCACGCCTGAATAAGTTAAAGTACTCTGTGGAAAGAAGTCTGCACTCCCATTTGCATCTTCTCCATCTGGTCTCAGATATGTTACGACTATCTTTGATCCTGGACTTGGTGCTTTACCGTAGGTCTGTCCATCTCCGAAGGTAAGTTCATAGGCGCCGTTAGGCGCCTCGCGGAGATCGTAATAAGTCGAGCTCGAATTAACTGTAATCGCTTTTGTAATACTTGTATATTCTTCATAAGAATTTGAGGTAGGAGTATCATAGACATATACTCTTGCACTGGAAGTATCCATTTGAGTATCAGGAATCACATATACTTGGTAATCATCTGATGTACCTACATAGAAATTCTTTGTTTTAATATCACCCTGATAGACAGGTATCTGATAATCGGTATCATCTCCTACGCCATTTCCGTAGTCATTTTCGAAGGTATAGATTCCTTGTCCGTTATTCTCTGCGGTGTACTCCTCAAGAGTATAGAAGGAATATGTAACTCCATCAAGTGTTGCTGTATATTCTGTATATTGTGGTAGTTTAATTGTAGTTGGTAGAACTGGTAGAGTCGATAGATTGACTGATATACGGAGTACTGCAGAGGACGCTGTGTTACTGCGAATATTCAAACCAAGTTCTTCTGCTCTTGATACGATTGAAGACCGGAGTTGCGCAGTGCGCATGAAACTCTCATTCGTAGCAAAGTTTGCTATCAGACCATTTAAATGAGTATTATACGCAAGGACATCCAGTATGTTACTGATACCACTTGCTTCGAAATCAAAGTCAGGAAATTCGTTACTCGCCGCAAGATCCTTTGCTAACGCTGTCTTTATTCTATCGAAATCAAGTGCTGTGCTTCTAACTGTTGTTGCCATATTATCTTAACCTTGATATTGATGTTTCTAAAACGACATTCTCGTCCGTATTCTTTACTCTAAAAGTCAACGTTACTCCGATACTATTATTATCAGGTCGAGCAATGACATCTATTCCTACTACTTCTGCTCTTGGTTCGTAATTAGCAATGGCAGCTTTTATATCTTCTTGTACAATATAATCTACATCATTCCCTGCTAATTCAAAAAGCATGTTTCTCAGATTCGCACCAAAGTAAGGAGCAAACGGCTTCTCATGGAAGTTAGTCTGTATTAGATTCTTGACTGCTTGCTTTACTGCGGCAGCATCATTCTTCTTATATAGATCTCCGTTCCCCTTGGCTTTAAACAGTAGATCGATATCCGTATAAGCTCGGGCTCTACTCGTAACAATAGCCGGAGTATTTAAACTTCCATCCTCTACTGCGAACGATCTTCTTGCCATTGGTGTATCCTTTTATTGTCTATTTATATAGTAAACCCTGGGGGTAGTATTTTCTCGTGAGAAAAAAAATTTTCGGTGAACCTACTGAACTTTTTTCTGAGTATTAACAACCTCGTTATCATGGCCTTCGGCTCGGTATATGGCTTTTTCCTGTCATTTAAAAGCCCCCTACTGCAGGTCTCATTTCGACTAACGATGTGGCTGACTGTAGTACCTCGTTATAGTATGTCGATAGCTTCTGTTCGAATCTTGCTGTGAGATCCTCTGGTATAACAGGTGTCGTTATTATAAGAGAAACATGTTGGTTGCCACTTGGATCGAATGTATCATATCTAAGCGAGAGTTCATTAAACTGACTTGCATTCTTGACTAATCGAGCAAAATCAAATAATTTCTCTGGTGATAGTAATCCTGTTGTATTGTTATGTACTTCATAAGCAACCGCTCTACCAGTCTGCCTTAGATCTAATATAGAATCTGGATCTATTGTCTCAGTCTCGCTAGGTCGGTACAGCCCTTCTGTGATTACTAGATTGTGTCCTGCCATACTCTTTAAGGTGTTGAATAGATTAACAAATCCTGTATGGGGCAAGAGGTTTCGAAGAATCTGTCTTCTTTCTTCAAGGTCTGTAATATGGTTTATATTCGCTACATCTCCATATCCACCAAGGAAGTTGGCCAGAGTAAGCTTATTCGATAGTGGTGTATTCGGTATAATAGAAGTCCAACGACTAGGGTTATACCGTCCTTCTACCTGTATCGTAAGATTACGGGCTTGGCCTGCTGATTCTGTCTGAGAGAATGTGGTACCACGGAATCCATCTTCTGGCAATTGGCCAATAGGGTTTTCACCTGTATAGGTATTATCAGTAGTAGCGATGACTCTCCCTATAGACGAAGGAGATGAGTTGGCAAAATTAGGTGCGAGGTTACCTGCAGCTACTTGACTCGTATAGAAGTCTGTATTAGCGAGATGGTTTGGATTCCGTAGTCTTGCTCTT